AAGATCTGCAACGCAACCGGCGTAAAACGGGGGTTACGGTCGCATGGCTACGGCTTGCATAAACCGCCTCCTGTGGAGCGCCATGCTCGCTGAGAACTGTTAGTTCACAGCGGCGTCCGTAGTGTAGCGAGCTCCTCGTGCACTACAACCGCCTCAGGGAAGAAGTATACTTCCCGAGGGATGTCGAGTTGTTGGTTCTCGACGCACCAGAGAGTCAATGACTCAATGGTGGCTTCATCCAGCCCGGTAAAACCGGACTGGGGAAAACTGATGGCTCCTCTGATATTATCGAGGAACGCCTTTCGCCTAATAGGCCACGGGACAGCTTCGTACTGTCCCGTGCGGTACGGGTCTATCCCGTGCCGGATGCTCATTTCGGGATATAACATATCCCGGAAGAGGTAGGGACGACCGATCGTTGAGATCGCGTCGTTCACCGTTATTAGTCCATCTCGCTTTGCGAGATGGGCCTTGTCACGCCAGCGGAGGTTTCTCCACTCGGCGTCACTAACTCCAAGGCGCTTTTGAAGCGCGTTGTCGTCTAGCCCGCCGACAAGGTCGGCTATGGCTAGCGTCTCCTTGATCTGATCTTCGATGAGATCTGAGGAGATTCCCCTGGCCCGCGCGTTCGTGGCGAAACTCGCCAGCGCACGGCGTAGCAGGGGTGTGGCTGTTCCATCAAGAACTTGCTTGATGGCCCACTGGTGTTCTACGTCTAATCGACGTAGAATAGCGGCCATCTCAGGTTTGCTGAGATGGAACGCGGGAGCTTCGATACCTCCCAGCGAGACTGGGAGGTAGCGGTTTTCAACCGGTGGCAAGTAGCTTGCCATCCGGTACTCCCACCGCGCAGAGAAGATCGGAACGAAACGTTCCCATCCTCCTCCGAGCCAAGCCAGCATGCCATGCATCTGGCGAGCCTTGCCAATGGCAGGGTTTGGCTCATCTTTTCCCTCGTGCTCCTTAGCACAAGGGGAAAGCAGCCTAATCTTCATCGCATCGATGTGAGGCTGATCTTCGTACCGGCGGTCACGGAGTGGAGTGTCCACTCTCCAGATCTGCTCGGTACGGAGCCCTGCCGTGAGGAGCATCTCCTCACAGTAGAAACCACCTCTCGAACTTAAGAAGTTCTGAGGCCACGAAACGGACATTCCGTTTTCTGCATGGCATCGCGTAATACGCGACAGGTAATCCCGGGGACCTTGACCAAAGTGGTCGTCCCCAGAGCACACGAACCACCTCCAGGAAACTGGAGGTGGTCCCTGTGACTGACGAAGCGAGTCAAAGAACTCGTCGTCGGTGGCGTTCACCATTCCCCAATGGTAACGCAGAAGGCTTTCGTACTCTGCACAAAGGTTGTGCAGGGTGAGTACCGCCTTCGCACCAGGGTCACCCATTAAGATGCCCCTGGTCGTCGGAGTGTCGAAGAAATCTTCGGGCCCTCCTTCGTATTGCCTCGGTGAGCAGAGAAGCTCTGCACACAAGGCGAAGTATGGGTCGGATTCCCGATCCATGCCTCTATGTAGTCCCCGGAGCATCTCCAGGGAGTACTCGTGCACACAGAAATCTGTGGCCGTTGTGAGGTCGGAACTTAAGAAGTAGACCTCAGGCGGTTGAGAGACTTTCGAAAGTCTCTTAACCCACTCAAACAACTGCCAGCCTCGGGTTAAACCGGAGGCTGCAGAAGGGTGCAGTTTTAAACCACCTATTAGGTGGTGGCACCAGGGTTGGAGAAGCATTGTCAACCAATCTTCTCCTACGGTGACGACCCGGGACTTTGCCCCGGGCTCGCCGATGGCCGACGGCCGGATCGACGGGTAAATTTTACCCGTCAGTCTCAGAGGGTTCTTCTCATCGAAGAACTTGGATCCGCCCAGGATGCCTTGGCAGAGACCTTCCTCTATAGACCACTGGAGGAGCTGATAGCCCGTCTTGTGGTCCAATCCAAAAATTGGATCAGAC